TGCCCGTGGGGGTTCAAGTCCCCCTCTCCCTATTTCCCACTAAATACATTGTAGTGGGAAACTGTAATGAAATACACACTATCTCAAGCATACTGTTTCTATATGGGGCAGGTTGTTCGTATGTATTTCATACAGGGTCTTCCTTACACGTTTGATGAATTACCACAAATAATTCAAGATCATCCATCTGTACAAACAGAAGCATTATCTCATAGAGACTATGATGATGAAGAATTGTGGAAATGGTCAAATTATCTGGTTATGGAAGAAATGCATCCTTTGATGTTTGAAATCCAAATAGAAAATCCTGAGTTATTACCTCAGGATGATTAATGCCCCATTAGCTCAGTGGTAGAGCACTCGCCTTGTAAGCGAGCGGTCGTCAGTTCGAATCTGACATTGGGCTTCGGTGCTCGCTAGGCAGATAGCCTAGAAGGAGACCGACCTTCTACTACGGGTATCTTCCGTAGAGTCGTATGGGGGAGGGTTGGAAATGTCCGAATCTCCCCGTCAACCTCTGTTAGTCTATTGGTAAGGACGGGTGGACAACACACATGGATACTGGGTTCGATTCCCAGCCAGAGGTAACCAAACCAATTTGTTGACCTCAACAAAATGGTTCACGTCGATGTGGCGGAATTGGTAGACGCGCTGGGTTTAGGTTCCAGTGAATTAATTCGTGGAGGTTCAAGTCCTCTCATCGACACTGGTTTTCAAAATTCAAATTTGAATTCCATGATTTGGGGAAAAAAATTTCCGCTAAAAAATCATAAAAAAAGTCGAGGGCATTATGTCTCTTATTTCACAACAAGACCGAGAAATGGTCATTGACGCTTTAGAATATTTTTGTTTGTCATTAAAATCTGATCCTAAACATGATGAAAACCGCCTCTATCAGTACAATACCCTCCTTAACTGGATCAAATTGGAACATTTCAAACATGAAAATTAATTTGTGGTATTGTACTATGATGAAACAGTGGCGTTGGTCTCTTACTGATGATCATAGACCTATTGTTAGACAAGAAAGTGGTCAACAACCACATCTACGTGATGCTATGAATGATATAGCAAATACTGTAGAATTTCTCATGGATACTAAACAACCATGATTTTATTGGAGTGTAGCTCAGTGGTAGAGCGGTCGGCTGTTAACCGATTGGTCGTAGGTTCGAATCCCACCACTCCAGTTGGCGATACTGCCAAGAACCAAACCCTTCCGTGTGCTTTAAAACCCCGACAAGGGGTTTTATTGTTTATAAATATTCGTAAGAAGACAAAGTAAACCCAGGGTTTGAGTAATTATGGCTCTTACAAGACTTGATAATCTGTATTCAAGCAAAACAGGAAAGTATCTATACGTATCTCCAGACGATTTTAATGCTACTGATGAATTAGACAATAGAGGTAATTCTCCTCTACGTCCCTTCAAAACAATTCAAAGAGCGTTTATTGAAGTAGCACGTTACTCATATCTTCCTGGTAAAGATAATGATCGTTTTGACCAGTTCAGCATCATGCTGATGCCTGGTGATCATTATATTGATAATAGACCAGGACTTGTGGATTTTGATCAACAAGGTAGACAGCGTTACTATGATGCTCAAAATCTAATTCTTGCTAATAGACAAGAAATTGTTGATAGAGCATATGCTGAAGTTGCTGTTCAGTATGATGAAACAGCTTGGGGATCAAATTGGATTGTTCCTGGTGATGATCCTAATCAAACCAAAAATAGATTTCTCGATTCATACCGTTTAATTCAAAAAAATAGGACATTTATTCAAGATAAAGCATTAGCAGAAGTTGCTATTTCTTATCCAGATTTTTATTTCCCTGGAGATGCTACGACTAATGCTAATTATCGTTTTGCTGATTCTTATAGATTAATTCAGCAAAATAGAACAGAAATTATTGATACTGCTTGGTCTCAAACTCTTGCTGCTTATCCTGCCGCTGCTTCTACACAAACAAAATGTAAGAGAGATTTAGGATACTTTATTGACGCTATTTCTTTAGACGTATTTACTAGAGGAAATAGATACGCTAGAGAATTTACTCTTCAGTATTTTAATAATGGAACACCAATTTCTAATGGATTAGTTGGTGAAGAAACTCAATCAGTTTTTGCCTTTAATAAAGCAAGAGACTTAATGAAGTCTGCTTTAACAAACCAATTAACAGTAAAAGATTTAACAATTACACCAGATCCATCTCCTTCTTCTGGTAGTCCATCAAATACTAATCCAAATTCTTGTACTAACGTTCGTACAGCAGTAGATACATTAGTTGCTATTGTTACAGCAGCAATTACAAGTGGTTCTGTTGCTGGTTTACCAAATCCTGTTACCGATGGTACATTTTTAACAGGAGAAGCAAAATGTCGTAGAGATATTGGATATTTTATTGATGCTATTTCTTTAGATATTGCTTTAGGAAGTGGAAATAGATATACAAGAAAATTCCTAAAAAATTATTTTAATACTGCTGGTACTGCTTGGATTACTAACGGATTACAAGGCGAACAACAGCAATCTATAGTTGCTTTTAATAAAGCAAGAGATATGATGATTTCTGCTGTGACGAATCAGTTGTATTATAAAGATCTTACACTTACTGCTGATCCAGCAACAGGATCAAACATAGATTCAAATTCATGTGCTAATGTTAGAACTGCTATTACTACTTTAGCATCTCTAGTTAGTTCTATTGTTACTGCTGGTGATCTCTCTACACTTCCAGCAGAAACTGTTGCTACGGTAAATCCTGGAGAAGAAAAGTGTAAAAGAGATATTGGATACATCATTGATGCTGTATCTTCTGACTTAGCAAATGGTGGAAATGCTAATACAATTTCTGCTACAAAATCTTATTTCACAAAAGCTGGCGTTCCAATTTCTAACGGATTAGTAGGAGAAACTGCTCAATCTGTTATCGCTTTTAATGCCGCCCGTGACATGATGAAAAAGGCGGTCACAAATCAACTTTACACGAAAGATTTGACTGTATCTACAGGTCCAGCGGATTATGAAGCTGGTGGGTCTATTATAAGTTATGGACCTTCTGGTAATGCTGCTACTTGTGTTGATGTACAAACTAATATTGATACTCTTGTAGCAATTCTTACTACTACAATTGGTGATGGTAATTTAAATAATCTTGCTACTATTCAAGTTACTGGAACAATTCCTGTATTCAATTACAGTAAAGCATTAGAAGAATGGCAAGATAATTCTGTATTAGATTTAAGCAATCCAGATAACGTTCTCTATAAGTTTAATGCCTCTACTGGTGGTGCTATCGTACCTAGAGGTTGTTCTTTAATTGGTTATGACCTTCGTAGAACAATTGTAAGACCTCTTTATGTTCCAGATCCTGCTGATGGAACACAAGCAAGAACATCAATCTTCAATCTAACTGGTGGTTGTTACATTTGGCAGTTTACTATTAAAGATGGTGATCTATCTTCAAATTCACCACTATTTAATGAAGCTGATAATGTAGGTAAAGTATATTTCCAAAAAGGAAACGTTACACAACTTGCTGTTCCTGAATATTCTCACCACAAAATCTGCATCATGGAATATGCAGAAAATAGTGAGTTAGATCTTTATTACCAAAAAATTGGAAGAGCATTTGCTCTATTCCAACCAACTATTGATGATGGTGATCTACAAACATTACCACAAGAAAATAGAATTGTAGGACCATTATCTGATACAAGAAGTATTGTTAACATAAAACTTGTTGCCAACACAAATACTGAAAAAACAACAGTAAGAGTGACAACAAAAATTGCTCATGGATATTTCAAGGATCAATATGTTGCTATTATTGAAAATGGTCTTAATGATCTTTTAAATGGTACGTTTAAAGTAACAGCAACTAATATAGATGGAAATCCAAAAGTATTTGAATATGAAGTTAATGCTACAACTGCTATTTTAGGTTTAGACATTACTCAAGATGGTTATAGCACTGGAACTACGCCAGCAGTTAGTACAAATGCTCGTTCACAAGCTGAAATTGACTCAGTTGAATCAGCATCACCATATGTATTCAACTGCTCCATTCGTTCTACATGGGGTATTTGTGGTATGTGGGCGGATGGTGCCAAAGCAACTGGTTTCCGCTCAATGGTTGTTGCTCAGTACACTGGTGTTTCTCTACAAAAAGATGACAGAGCATTCATTCGTTACGATGAATTCACTAACACTTGGAATCAAGCGTCATTAACTGATGCTTTTGCTACAATCCCATATCATACTAAAGGTGATGCTTATTGGAAAGATGAATGGAAAAACTTCCACATTCGTGCCTCTAATGATGCCTTCATTCAGTGTGTATCTGTATTCGCTGTAGGTTTTCATGATCACTTCTTGATGGAAAGTGGTGGTGATATGTCTATCACCAACTCTAACTCAAACTTTGGTAATACATCACTTCACTCTGTAGGATTTAAAGGATTTGCCTTTAACCAAGATAAAGGTGGATATATTACTGATATTATTCCAGTACAGACAGTAGATTCTAGTGCTTTCAATCAAACTTCATTAAAATATTATCCTCTTGCTTTACAACCATCCAAGTTATCCTCAAATAACACTAAACTTTATTATGGTTCTGATAAAGCTAATGATGCATTTACAAAACCAACTACTACAATTAGTGGATATAGATTAGGTGCTCTAAACGATGAAAAAATCTATCTATCACTAAAATCTACAACTGGATCTACAGATGCTTATAATGCTACATTGAGTCCATCTGGATTTTTAAGATATACAGTATCTTTAAGCACTTTAAATCCAGCTGGTATTGCTATTAATAACCTTGCTCAAGATGCTGCTAATAGAGTTGAAGATAATAAATTATTCATTCAACAAGAAGCATATGGATATATTACAGCAAAATATCCAAATCTTCTCACAAAAACTGGTATTACAATTTCGAAATGTCAACGTGATATTGGATATTTTGTTGATGCTGTTGTACAAGATTTGAGATTGGGTGGTAATATTAATACTATTCAAGCTGCTGAAGGATATTACGTTGGCGGACAACTTGCTTATATTCCTAATGAACTAAATGAAACAATTGAAGCGTTAGATTACGTTAAAAATCTTTGTGTCTCAGCAATGAGAAACTTTGATTACTTAATTAGAAATTGTTCCACTACAGCTGGATCAGCAATCGTTGATATTGGTGATACTAGTGGCATTTTAATAGGAATGAAAGTAACTCAATATGCCTATAATACCACTAATTTCACAAATGGAAGATTGAATGCTGGTGCTGTTCCAGTTACTAGCAATCCTGCCATTCCTTCGAATGTTTACGTTAAGAGAATTGTAGATGCTACTAAGATTGAATTAGGTACACAAGGAAGTAAATTAAATTCTGGAACTACAGTTAATGCCAATACCACCACTTCTAGTGGTACATATCTCTATTTTGACCTTCCAAAAACTACATCTTTAACCGATAGCGATAATAATTTACAAGGAATTTGGGCATCACAACCAGCAACAAAAGATCCTACAGTTATTCAAGATACAAGCAGCTGGACTGGTACAGATAAAGGATATCCAGAATGTAACAGCATTGAAACAACAATTCAAGGATATTTTAGCAATGTTAATTTAATTCTTAACCAAGGATTAACACCTTTAAGTGGTAGATGGATTGATGCCTCTAATCTAATTTTATCAAACAAACAACTAATTGCTGAAGTAGCTGTTGCTAGAATGTTGGCAAATTATCCAACATTTGTTATTCCTGGAGGAAATCAAAAATGCATTTCTGATGTACTTAAAGTTATCGATGCTTTGGCATTCAACGTTAAGTATGGTTCAAATAGCAAAATTTATGAAGCTGCTTTAATTTATGCTACTCAACCAACCTTATTACAAGGCGAAAGAGAACAATCTGTTTATGTTTATAATCAGGTAAGAGACATGGCTATTCAAGCCATGAGAAATCAAACAATAACAATTACTGGTTCATCTTTAACTCAAGTAAAAGACTTGAGTGTTATTGTTGATCCTTCTAATCCTACTTGTTCTGATGTTGCTACAACCATCACTACTTTGATGGCAATTATTACACAGTCGATTGGTACTGAAGCAACTCCTGGTAACTTGACTGGTGTAACTAAAACTACTCCACAATTTACTAATGTCATAAAAGTAGAACCAACTTTAGATACAGCAAATCTTGCTACTAGAGCAACATTGTTTGCTGTAGATACAGGTGGTGGCACATCAAACCCACATAATTTTGAAACTGGAACACCAGTAAGACTTGTTCCTAGAGCAAAAGATGGCACAAATCCAGATAAAAGAGTTATTAGACTTCCTAGAGGATTTGATAGTAATACAATTTATTATGTAATCGCTCCTGGTAGAGGAACATATCCAGAAGACTATTCTGATGGAACTAAGTATCCAAATATTTTTGGATCAACAGCAACAACTAAATTGATGCTTGCCAGTACAAAAGAAAATGCTGCCTCTGGTATTTACATTTATTCTTCAGAAACTGATGCCATCGATGCTAATGTAGAGATTGAATTACAACAATATACTCTTGATGAAACTTATGATCTACATCAATACACATGTAACTTTACAACAGGACAAACAGATGTAATTAAAACTGATGTTGCTCACATTTTTGATATTCCTGGAAATGTTAACCAAGTACAAAAAATCTTCTTTAGAACATTTGGTGATGTAAACGTTTCTCAATTACCTCAGATTACAATTAATGGTGTAAGTCAACCAGTTTCTACAACTCAGTATTATTATGCTAGATATGTCTCTCCTAAGACATTTAGCGTTCATACATCAGCAGCAGAAGCTCTTGCTGGAACACCTAGAGTAACATTTACAGCAGGATATGGTAAGAACTTCTATGTATTTGCTGATAAGAGAGTATCTCCAGTTAGATATGATGTTGGCGCTCAAATAACTGATAGTGCTACAGGTATTACAAGCACTGGATTGTGGTATATTAATGTAAAAGATGAAACAACACAGCAATTTAATATTCTAAGAAGATTACATGAACTTGGTTCTACTCTTAAAGATGACAGAAGTAAGAATACATACTACTTAAGACTTAATGATGATAGATCAGCTAGTGATAGAATTTATAGACTTCGTTATGTAATTCCTGATTATGCTGAAGGAGTAAGAGATCCATTAAGAGGATTTGTTCTAAAAGCAAGAACTGACTCAACTAGAACATTAGTTCCACAGAAAATTGTTCTTAAAAAAGTTGCTAGTGGAAGTCCTAATATTGCTTATTTTGAAACACAAATTCCAAACCCAACGGGAGGAACAATTACTCAACAGTTAGGATTGACATCTTCACAGCTAAATGCTAACTTTGATTATGATCCATATAAATTAAGTCAATCAAAAGTAATTACTAGCGAAAAAACACAAAGTAAGATTGGATTTACAATTCAATCTGCTAGAAAAGTAAACGTAAGTGGAACAGATTTACTAGAACTAACTGTATTTGATCATACAATTACTAATGATGCTTTAAAGAATGATAAATTTACTACTGTAAAAATTTCTGCTCCTCAAGGAGGATCATTCCGAGTAAATTCTTCTACTACATCTGATCTGAGTAGAATTACTTGGAATGGATACTCAGCTGGTGGTGGTTGGGTACAAGGATACTTTAATGTCCCCGAAACTGGTGAAAATTATTTAATTATCAAAAATATTGATAATAATGCTAATATTTCATACAATTCTCTTGTAAATACTAGATTCTCTCAACCAGTATTGGATGTTAATAATAATCCAGTTTATGACGGAAACGGTAATCCAGTTCTAATTTATGCTGACCTTTTAGCTAAAGAAAATAGCGTTGGAAGTGCTGCTAATTCTCTAAGTAAATCCAATGTAAAAGATTATCTCTATAGCAATAAAAATGCTAACGTATTGACTGTTACTCCTGGTGATATTATTCAGGATGATGACAGTGTACAGTATAGAGTAATTTCTGTTGAAGATGCTGGAGAAATTGAAGATACATTCTATATCTTTGATATTGAAACAATTCAAAGAAGAATTCCAAATCAACAACAAGGTATTTACTACTTAACATGTATTAAAGGAAATATTTCTCCATATCCAACTGGTCCTGGAGTTGGTGAAAACTTTAGAAATTATAAGTTCTCACAACCTATTTCACAATTATATCCACTGAATTATTCTAATGATCCTCTTTGGTTCCAAATTAAAAAAGATGGATCTAGAGATAGCACAATTTTAGATACTCCAGCAACAGTTTGTGCTGCTGATAACTATATCCATGGATTAGTAACAACAAATGATTATAAAAATAGTGAGACAAAAGAAGTTGTTTTAGATCTTATTCTAAACCCTGCTCTTTCACGTTATAGTTATGTAACTAATGCTATTAAAGCACAATCAGGAAATGCTGTTTCTGGATCAGAAGATAGAAAGATTCCTATTTGTGGTGATTCTGATTATCCAACTGAAAAGAGATTATATGTAGAACTACGTCGTCCATCTATTGCTCGTTCAGGTAACCACACGTTTGAATATCTAGGTTTCGGTCCTGGTAACTACTCAACTGGTTTCCCACTACGTCAAGAAGTTGTTCTTTCAGATATTCAAGACTTCTATGCTCAATCTAAGAAAGAAAACGGTGGTATTGTATTCTATACTGGATTAAACTCCAACGGTGACCTTTATATTGGTAATCGTAAGATCAACGCTATTACAGGTCAAGAAACGTTCTTAGAGCAAGCAGTATTGACAACTGCTGCTGATGAAACTGGTGATATTGGTGGACTAGTAACTACATTTGAATTGCCTGTAGTATTTGAAAAAGATATCACAGTTGATGGAAACGCTAACTTCAACAATCCTGTTACAATTAATGTAGAAGCATCTGAATCAAATGCTTTAACTGTAGTATCTAACGTATCTTCTACTGCTGGTGAAGATTTATCATTAGATAGTCAATCGTTTGATTTGAGCACGATTCCTTCAAGTGGTAACATTGTAGCTCATAAGAATCAACTATGGGCTGGAGTTTATAACTTGAATCCAAGAGGAAATACATTATTAAGTGGACAAGATTATAGTATTAGAACACATGCTGATCAAACAAACGGATACACTCCATCTAATCAAACACCTAATCAAGAGAATAGTTCTTTAGGTCTTGCTGTTCAGTTTGGATTAGCATCACCAAAACCAGGAGATGTTCTATTAAAAGGTAAAGAAGTAGGTTCTACGGGATCACTTGGATGGATTTATACAAACTACTATGCTGATATAACATCAAGTGTATTTACATCTACTGCTTTAGGAAATACTTCAGTTCAATTTAATCTTAAAGCAGGAGTTAATACATCTGATTCTGCCGTTAATATTGTTGTTGGATCTACTTTAAGAATTAGTGGATTAACTGGTAGATTCACTAATGTTAATGGAATTAGAACAGTAACATCTAAAACTGCTACTACTTTTATTGTTTCTACTCCATTTGTAATTTCAACAAGTCCTAATGATCCTACATTAATTACTGGAGCAACAATTGAAATTTCAAGAAATTCTTGGAAAGAAGTTGCTCCAATTGGTGGAGAAGCTTTAAGAACAAACACAGATAATTATGGAGACTTTAGATTAGGAATTAATACTCTTGCCAGAGCACAGCATGGTACTAATGGTGATCAAATTAATGGTTTCGTTTCTACTGCCGTTCAACCAAGAGCTAATTTAGATCTCGTAGGAACAGCATTTATTAGTGGCAAAACTCTAGCAAATGGCAATTTTGTTGCCAATCCATTACTTGCTAATAGAACATTTAATGCTGTAAATAATGCTTTCTTAGTTGGTGGCGATAGTTCTGTTCCAGATGCTGCTGCTACATTAAGAGTAATGACCACAAATAGTGGTAGAGTTGGTATTAATACTACAAATAATGGAACTGCTAATACTGATCTAGACAGAACTTTAGTTGTTGTTGGAAATGGAAGAATTACGGGTGATTTTAAAGTACAAGCAAATCTTGATGTTAATGGTGGATCTTTATCAACTTCATCTTCATTCTTTAATTTCTTAACTACTCCAACTGATATTAATGCTTTTGACAATGTTAATAATTTAAATATCGGAAGCGCATCGACAGGAAATCAAGTAATTAATATTGGTAATATTGCTCCTACATCAACAGTAAATATTGGTGCTTTTAGCACTACTGGAGTTTTAAATATACATTCGGGTACAGTTAGTTCCGTAATTTCACTTGGAACTTCCAATAACACTAATACAAATAGTACAAGTGTTGTTAAAATTGGTGGAGCATATTCCAAAAATAGTGATAGTTTGGTTAACGGTAGTGTATTGAAAGTTTATAACCGTTACGCTTATTTTGATGGAGATCTTTCGTTCGGTAAAGGATTATTATCTGGTACTGGAATAGCTAGATTACAATCAAATGCTCAGCAAGTAGACTTCTTAACAATTACAACATCAAAAGTTAATTTAGCTACTGCTGCTTCTTCAATAAACATTGGTGCTTTAGGTGGAACTACTACAGTACAAAACTCATTAACAGTCCTTGCTAATTCATCATTTAATGGTGATACTACTTTAGCTGGTGGATTAAATTCTGGTTTATTCCAGGTAAGAAGAGGTTCTTTTGGCGTTGCTACTCAATCACACACTGCTGGAAACAATACAACAAACTTTAATATTGATTTGTTTAAGAGACAGACAATTAACAAAACTTTAGATACTGAAGGAGCAGCTGTTTATGGTAATACAACATGGAGAGTTTCTCCTAGTGATCCAGAAACTTATTACTTACCTATTGGAGAAGTGGCATCTTCATTGGAATATGAAGTTGGTGCTTATCTGTTAATTGATAGATCCGTACAAGTAACAGGTCAAAATACTACTGTATCTCCAGTCGGAGAGCAATATAGTGAATTAGTACAAATTGTTGAAATTACAAACATCAACAATATTACAACCCCACCTTCTTTAAGATTAACAGTTAAGAGAGCAAGAAACCAATTAAATTCATCTGGTGGAATGGTAGTTGATAATTCAGCTCCAAGTGGATACAAATATTTAAGACAAGATCACCCAGATAATGCTGTTTTAGTGAGATACAACTTCTCTAAGACTGTAAGTTACTTAACATCTACTTTAAACGCTCCATCTTCTGGTACACTACAAACTCTTTCTGCTGGAACATTTAGTGGAACTGTTGCTGTTGGCGATCTCTTTAGATTATCTTCTACTTCAGAAGGATATCTTGGAGAACTCACGTATGTAAATGCTGTCTCATTAACTACAGTACAAAGATTTGTTGTAAATGATGGTGGAAATCCAGCTACAGAAGTATTTACTATTGATTCTACTAATGGCAATACAAATATTTTTGGAACAGCAACAGTATATCAAACATTAACTCTTTCTGGATCTACTACAGCAAATACAGATAAATTAGTTGTTACTGATGGAAATGGCACTAATACATTTATTGTTGACAGTGCCAATGGAAATACATCAATTTATGGAAACCTAAACGTAGGCGGAAGTCTATACGATAAATTTGTTGTTACTGGATCCACTGGTAATACTTTATTGAAAGGTGGTAATTTGACAATTACTGCTAGTGATGGAACTACGAATAGACTAACACTACAAAATACTACAGGTAATCTTACAATCAGTGGTGTAATAACTACCAGTGGATTGGGAGAAAATCTTCTTTCTGGAGATTTAAGAGTAACTGGTGGTGATTTGACAGTTAGTAAAATTGTAAATGGTACTGAAACTAGTATTTTCAAAATTAACAATAGTGGATCTATTGATTATGCTGGACAAACTGGATTCTTTACTCCAACTGGAGCTAGAAAATGGGTTTATGCTGGTGGTGGTGTAGAAACTGTTGATGCTCAATCAAACGTAAATTATTTTGTTGCTCCATCCGCTAATCTTGTAATTAAGTTACCTTTAACTCCAACAACTGGTGATACAATTCGTGTTGTTGATGTTGGTGGATTATTAACATATAACGTTTCACTTAAATTTAGAGCACCTACTGGAATAAAAATTCAAGGAGATGGTACTAATGCTGGTGGAACTCCAGATCCAGGAACATCTTATAATGGTGGAGAATTGATTGTACAAACTCCTAATGCTGCTTTGGGTCTAATTTTCATTGGAGCTACTAATTATGATGGTACTAGCACTGGAGCTCCAACAACACAACAAGGTTGGTGGTTAATGGAAATCTAACATGACAAGTTACAACATAGTACGTACTGCTGAAGCTCAACCCATTGGATCTATAGTTCCATGGGTAGGATCTTTGACTAAAATACCTAAGGGGTGGCTTTTATGTAATGGAGTAGAATTAAATGCTTCAGATTATCCTTTGTTAGCAAAAATATTAAGAGATACTTATGGAGGTCAAGGATTTGGAGGTACATTTCCAAATTATACTGGAACTTTTAAATTGCCTTCTATAAATCAAAAAGCATTATCTGATATATCAGCTTCTTATTTTAGTAGTAGTACATTATCACAACCAACAATTAATGTTGATACACCAGATGCTGCTGCTGTTGTTTCTTCATATATTGGCACTGAAGGAGATTTGGGTCCACCTCAAACTTTTTATGCTAGAACTGATTTAAACCTTAGTTATACTCCAGATCCAGATGGTACAATTACTGCTTTTACTTTTACTGGAACAGCACCTACAGCAACTACTACAACACTTTATTCTAATGTAGCAGCAACCAATATAACTGCTACAGGAACTGGAGCAACTTTTAATGTTATAAAAAATACCAATCAGACATATACTGTAATTTTAAAACAAAAAGGTTCTGGGTATGTTATTGGAAAAACTTTATCAATTCCTTATAATTTAATTGGAGGTGTTTCTAGTGCCAATAATATCACAATTACTATTACAAATACAGGTAATGGATTTTTCCAAGGCACTATTAAAAATTCTGATGGAGGTAAATTAAAATTCACTCCAGGATTTGATATAACTCCAATTTATATTGTACCAAGAAAACTTGGAAGACAACATTTTCCACAACATTTTCATCCAGGCGTATATCAAACAATTAATAAAAATGATGTATCTGACCAACCAGGAACTGGCGTTAGTGTTTTTGAAAATCCTCAAATAACAGTAGGGGAAAACATTTATTGTAACTATCCTATTAGAGGTATCTTTTGTGAGAGATACACCACTGGATGTGGTCAAGGTGATAAAACACAAGGATATAATGTTTGGGGAACTTCTCAAACAAATGGTACTATTACAATTAGTTCTCCATTTACTGCTGGTGTTGGTAGATATGCTTTGGCATCAATATCTGGTACTTTACCAGCAAAAAGTCATAGTCCATTAAATACATCTGCTGGCGCTCATGGCGTAGGTAAAAATTGGTTTACTAGTGCTAAAAAACTTAGAGATGCAAATGCAAATGTTAGTGCTGTAGTTGGCGGAACGGCAAACGCTTTAGAACAATTACGTCTTGATGGAAAAATTAGAGCAAATACCTATATACCATTTTCTGATAATGCATCATTAAATTATGAAATTAATTATGATGATGGTACGCCAGCTGGATTAGGAAGTGATAATACAGTAGCACCAACTCAAGTAATGTTTAATAATGCTGCTACTAGTTTTACTAACACTACAAGAAATAATTTAGCAAATTTGGATGTTATATCACCACATGATCACCAAGGAAATATCAATATTACATATGATAATGGTAGTCTTTTTCTTCCAGATTCAATTACTGGTAGTGTAATTCCAAATATCACACCAGATAATGTTCCATCGGCATTTCAAATTACTTTTACTATACCAACAGCATCTTTAGCTATAATTAATTTAATAAGGGCATACTAAAATGGCAAAGTATTATTCAATAGAAAAAGCAAAATTTGGAGGAACTACTGGAACTATAATTCCTTTTATGAGACAACTTCCTTCCACAAATTTACCAGATCAAGGAACATGGAGAACTTATGTACCAGCTGGATATTTGAGATGTGATGGATCTATTTACAAAGCAGATTTGTTTCCAATTTTAGCTTCAGTTATAGGAATAGGTACTTCATGTAGATTTGCTAAAGTAACATCAGGAACGGGTGCTTTAGGTTCGGATTATATTCAATTGCCAGATTTAGGATCAAAATATATTAGGTGTTCTACTGCTTCTGGACAATATTTAAATTTAACAACAGCTCAAGATTCTAATGTACAAAAAGTTGGAGTTGAAACTGAAATTACTTCTCTAGTGGGAAGTAATCCTACTGTAACTTATTCGGGAAGTTTTACTCTTTCTGGTGCTACAGATATAAAATTTTCTGGAAATCCATTTTTTTCATCTGATAATTCTGGATATTCTCCAAATGATTATTTAACAGAAGATAATTTCCAATCACATGGTCATGCTGCTGATGTAGGAATTTTTACATATCTAGGAAAATGGAAAGATAGTACTTATGTAACTACTGGTGGTGGATCTAATATTGGTAGAAATGAAGGTTCTAATAATATGCAACAAATATCAGCGCCATCTGGGTCTGTGAATAATTCAACTCATAATCATCAAGTTAATCTTCCCACATCAACACAATTAAAAGCAAATACTACATTTACTTTTAAATATAATGATAATCAAACTATATCAGCTGATGGATTACAAACAACAATCAATCTTACCACAGAAAATATAAAAAAATTAGATAACGTTATAATGCCTTATGTTTTGGTAGAATATCTTATTAAAATTTAATAAGTATGTAAAATGGTAGCAACAACTTATTATTCACCAACCACAATAACGCTTCCAAAAAATTCTATTAATATTAAAATAACCATTGCTGGTGCTAAGGGTGGTGACGTTATTAATGCTTATCAAAACCTCGGATGGACGAGAAGAGATGGGGGAAATGGTGCTTTTGGTGTATTTACATTTAACAGTAATGATTATACAACAACTAAAACTTTAGGACTATATGTTCCAACAGTTGGATCTAATGGCGGAAATCCAACTGGTGGAAATGGTGGTTCTGGAATATCAAGCGGTGGTAAAGGTTGGACTAATACAAATAAAGGTACGGCTAATTATGGTGGTGCTGGCGGTGGTGGATCTGGTGGAGTGACGTATAATAATTCTGTAATTATAGTTGCTGGTGGAGGAGGTGGAGCAAGTGGTACTAGATACATTGGGTATGGTGGTGGTGTTAATGGTTATTCAGCTATATTATTTTCACCTCCTGTGGGAGTACTACAAAATGGACAAAATGCATTTGCCAGTGTTTTGAACGTTTATGCTGGTGGTGGCGGCGGTGGTGGAACTCCAGGAGGAGCATATGCAAGTCAATACGATGCTGCTCAGCAACAATATGCTGGTGTTGGAGGAGGAAGTTCTTATAACAGTAATATAGTCACTTTAAATACTCAAAATTATTATAGTGGAACACCATATATCACAGTTGAATATGATCTTTATGTTCCTCCACCACCATCAATAACATCTTTTTATGCTTCTCCTAATCCACAAACAAGTGGAAGCGCAGGAACTCCAGCATATAATACCACTTTATATTGGACTACAACGAATTCATCTTCCGTTTCAATTGATCAAGGAATAGGATCTGGACTTATAACAAATTCTTCTTATAATGTAACTAATTTGCCACAATCACTAGTAGGATCAAATTCCCCAGCAACTAGAACTTATACATTAACTGCTTATGGTATAGAAGCTAATTATGGATTACCTACGACTTCAACAACATCATCTATAACGGTTTCTGTTTATAATGATAATGTACCAAATGATTACACTGTTCCTTCACAAAATAATCAAGAACCAAATAGAACTATTATTTGGTCTTTTGGACCTATATCTGGTATTGATATGACAACAACTGTAACTGCTAGTTCGGGATGTGATGTTTCTTTAAATAGTTCAAACTGGAGCAGTACAGTTTATGTAACATCTGGACAAACTATATATTTAAGAACTACTACATTACCTTTTAATACTGACCCAAATGGATTGACAAATACAAAAAATTTGTATGTTGATGTTGGACCTCTTAGAAAATATTTTACAGTTACAACTAGAGCACCGAATATTCAAGAAATATTTGATTTTGGAAATTCTAGTGTAAATTATCCATATCCAGATATTGATCAAGTAGCAAATACTCCAACTCAATATCTTTCTAGTCCAACAACGTTAACAGTTGATAATGTAGAATTATCTACTCCATATGGAGTTGAAATTCTTTCTGATACTAGTGAAACTCAAGTAAGAGTTAAAACGTTAGGATCATCCACTTTTAGTTCGTGGAAATACATGAGACAAGGATTAGTAAAAATTTCTTTTGGATCTATACAAAAAAGAACTGGAACAATAACAAATCCAACACCAACTTTATTTAATACAAGAAATTCTGGAACATTAACATCAGTAAACGCTATACCATAAATGTCACAAACATCATTTTCTCAGACTTATACTTCTAATACTACGATTACTATACCTAGTAATGCTGCTGGTGTAGTTGTAACAGTTGCTGGTGCTAAAGGTGGATATGGTGGTGCTGATGCTGAGATTCAAGGTGGACCTCCTGGCGCTGGTAGAATTGGAACTTTTACTCTTGCTAATTTTACTGCAAGAAACCTACAATTTAATATAGGAACTGTTGGTGGTAATGGCGTAAGTAGTCAAAGTCGTGCTGGTCCTGGTGGAGGCGGTAGTGGTGTTGCTTCTGGTGGTACTGGAGGATACGCTGGACCTTCTGGATCTTCTGGTGGTGGCGCTGGTGGTGGTGGAGCCACTGGTGTTTATGATAGTGTAGCAAATGCTTGGATTATTGTAGCAGGAGGTAGTGGCGGTGGTGGTGGTGCTAGCCACCCAGGATCTTCACTAACTGGAGGTACTGGTCAAGATGGACAAGGATGGGCTGCTGGTGTTACTAATATATCAAACGGTGGAACTGGTGGTACACAAAATGGTGACGGTGGCGGCGGAGGCGGCGGCGGGGGTGGTGCCCCTGGCGGTGGAGGAGGAAATCAAGGTTATGATAATAGTGGACCTACTTCTCAAGGTGGTTATGGTGGAGGAAGTAGATATAATAGTTCATATGCTACATTAACAAATGATGCCCTTAATTCTAATAGTCCTAATGGATATGTAACAGTATCGTATACTCTATATACTCCACAGATAAATTCATTTTCTGCTAGCCCAAATCCACAAACAAGTGGATCATCAGGAATTCCTGCTTCAACAACTACTTTAAGTTGGACATCTACCGATTCAAATACTGCTTCAATCAACCAGGGTGTTGGATCTGTAAATACATCAGGAAGTGTTGGTGTTAATACTGGTCTTCAATCTGTCGCTGGATCTAATTCTCCTGCTACCATAAATTATACTTTAACAGCTTGTGCTGGAAGTGTTTGTACAACTTCTTCGCTTACTGTAAGTGTTTATAATGATAATAGTCCAAATGCTGTTAATGCTGCCTCTACTACCACCAGTGGTACTTCTTTAAGTAATTTAAATCCTGGAACTCAATATCAAGTTATTCTTGGACCTGTATCGGGAATTGATATGACAACACAAGTATCAAGTTCAACTTCTGGGGTTGATTTTTCTACGGATGGAGCAAGTTGGGCAAATCCAATATATATAACAAATGGACAAACTGTTTATGCTAGATTTTATTCTTTGAATTTTAATACAGATCCATCTGGATTGACAAATTCAAGAACAATCAATTATACAGTTGGAACTTATAGTAGTAGTTTTGTAGCCACAACTAGAGCACCAAATGTAAATGAAAAATTTGATTTTGGTAACAGCACTACAAATTATCCATATCCAGACATTGATCAAATAACAAACACTCCATCTCAATATATGACCAGTCCAACGACATTATTAGTTGGAGATGCTGTCGGACCTGCTGGAGATGCTGAAATTTCAGTAGAAATAAAAGTAAGTGATCCCAAAGCCGAAATAAGAATTACACCAGCTGGAAGTTCTGTACCTGGGGCTTGGCAAACACCGAGAAGTACTTAAAGGAGTATTTAAATGGGATATAAAGCAGTACCATATTCCACAATAGTTTGTGGACAAAATTGTGAAGGATGTGGAAATGTATGTATAAGTGCTCCAAATGATGCTACATATTCAACAACTTTTACATCAGTAGACTTTGCTAGTTATGGAACGCCAAATGGTGGTTGTGGAAGTTTTACTTATGGTGGTTGTCATGCTGGATCTTCTTACGGTATAGTTTATAATACTTTTATTGGTGGAACTTCTGGATGTGTAAATCCAGTAAATGGAGTTTTTGGCGATCCTTGTAGAGGAACTTATAAAAGACTTTATATTCAATTAACGGCTAGTGGTACACAGCAAGTATTTGTTCCAATACCGACAATTAATAGTTTTGTCGCTTCTCCAAGTACACAAAGTAGTGGTAGCAATGGCACACCAGCATATGATACAATTTTATCTTGGACAACTACAAATGGTAGTAATGGTAGTGCTAGTATAACAAGTAGTGCTGGAGAAACGTTTACTGTCAGTTCCTTAGGTGGAACTTTAAATATTACAAATTTACCTCAGTCTACAGCAGGAAGTACTTCTCCAGCAACTAGAACGTATACTTTAACAGTTAAAAATGAATTAAATGAGTCTGTTACTTCAACTATTACAGTTTCTGCTTACAATGATAATGTGCCAAATGATTTTACTTTACCAGCAACAACTACAATTGGCACCTCTTTAAGTAGTTTAGAACCAAATATAGAATACAAAGTATTATCGCCAGGGATAAGTGGTATTGATATGATAACAGCAGTTAGTTCCCTTAGTGCTGGGTTGGATCTTTCTTTAGATGGAGCAAGTTGGGCATCAACTGTTTTTATTACAAACAATCAAGCTTTTTATTTAAGATTTACTTCACAACCATTTAATACAGATCCATCAGGTTTAACAAATCCTATAACTTATAATTATAAGGTTGGAACATTATCAAAATCTTTTACAGCTACAACTAGAGCACCTGATGTTGGAGAATTTTT